TGTACCCGCCCTCAAATCTGTACAGGTTTATACCCAACGATCTTAAAAACGCACCTGCGGACTTAAACCCGGCTTCCGAAACATCTTGTCTGTAAATCCTTAGGCACACCCGGCTTTTCAGTATTGCTTGCGCGGCGGCGTATCGTTCGGAGTTTGGCAGGGCGAAATATTCGGCTTTGGTCATTATTCAACGTTTATAACCCCGTATGACTGCTCAATTTGAGCGACCTTCTTAGGGTCGATTTGCTTTGCAAGTTCGTTTGATATGTAGCGGATACGATGGCGGCATTGCCATCTCCCTCTATCAATGCGCGGAGTGTACGGTATGCCCGTCCCCTTGCCAATTAAATCCGGGTCGGTACTCCATTCCGTATCCGCCTCCACAACAGCAAACACCTTACCCGCTTTTTTGATGCAAAACGCCCGGCTGTCCTGAATAATGTCTCCGACGTATATCAACCACTTCAAATCCAATTGCTCCCTAAATTCCTCATTCTTGATTTCAGCAACCTTGTTAAACAAGTCGTACGCATACCCGCTCTGCCTGGATTTAAAAAACTTATTCACCGCCCCGCCGTCTTTCTCTACTCCCTTAACGTAGTCCCTAATTGACTTTGAAAACTCCTTTAGCGTTTGGCCTGAATTTATCCCTAATAAGGCTATTTGTTTGATTTCAGTCCGCACGGTTGACACGCTCGAAATATCGGCCATGATGGAGCCTTTTATCAGGTTGCCTTTTGAGTCAATCCCCAGCGCGGCCCTTAAAAGTTCGTTCGAGGTTGCTATGTCGTTGATTAATTTTTCTGCTGCGTAGCCCTCGTAATATGCCCCGGTCATTTCAGCGACCGAAAAAAGGTCTTTCACAAACTCCTTAGTAACGGGATTCATTACCTCATTCACCCAATTGTCAAAAGCGCGGTCTAACCGGATTAAAACAAGGTAATTGCCTACACTGTTTTCGATTACACCTTTTTTAAAGGTCAGTTCGCTTGTGATTTCTTCCAACAACCTCGAAAACAACTCCCTTTCAGCGCTTGCAATACTCGCCCCTAAAGACGTTTGTCTTTTGTCTATCGCGGCGGTAATTTCTTCCGCCTGTTTGGATAGTTTTTCGATTAGTTGCGTAGGGGTCACTGCACTTGAGTATTAAAATTCAAGTTAGGAACCGGCAACGCCGCTTTGATCGCGTCAACTTTTGCCAGTATCTTTTCTCTTTGCTTTTTAGTCTCCAAAGAGTAAAAATTTGGAGTTTCCTGCAAAATATCCGACATTATATTAGACCTGTTGATGTAGAAAATCTTGTCGTTTTCAGGCACAAAAGCGCTGTTAATCGCGGTTAAGACTTGCGCCTCAGTCATTCCCCGAAATGGATCAAAGTAGTCGTCTATGTACCAACGTTTAAGCGCTTCCGGGTTGTCTTTCAACTGTACTGCCATGATTCTTTTTTGGATTTCGGCGGTTGCTGAATTTCCCGCCCCGGCTTCGCGGGCTGCTGTCAGTTCGTCAAACAAATCAAAAAGATTCTCAAATCGAAGATTAGCCGGTATGATGGGACTGCCTACACCCCCTGTGTTTCCTGTCAGTTCCGCGATACAAATAGACAGATATTCACACACAGACGAAATGTGCTTTGAGTAGGGCCATAAAGCGTCGTTAACCCCTTGCTCGGCTCTTGAATGAAAGCGGGCTGTTTGGGCTGTTTCTGATTTAGTGGTCAGTTCTGAATTAAACACAGCCTTTGGGGCGGCTTCCATGTTCTTGTCAAATTGAGAAACAAGAAATTCGGCGGCTTCGGGTGGGAAGTGAATGTAGCCCATCAACTTTTGAGGGTCAAACATATTATCTGTGTCGTCGGGCAAAAGAAACTCAAGTTCTTCCGCCACTGTGGTAGGTCGAACTTTAAATCCTGTGCCTTCGCACACGCCACACTCATTGCCATCGCCCAATGTGCCCCCCTTACACCCTAATTGATCGCACGGGTCACGAAAACGAAAAGGAATAGGATGTGCAACCAAAGCAGTCGTTAAATCAATCTCTCTATTGATTTTCAGCAACTTCTTTGCATACGGAAGCGCAGCGTGAAAAATGGAAAGTTTTGTAGCACCGTTGTCTATCGGGTTGTCAATGTACCCTACCCTTGCTGCTGGCGTTTTTTCGTGCTTGTGCGGTTTTGGGATAATCGCCTGGTACACGTCGTTTCCAAACATTGCCAAATCTCCGCTTTTTACATTCGGGCCAAATGGTTGATCTTTCGGCGGGTAATTACTTTTCAGCGCTTCAAATTCTAAATCTGACAACTCTTCAAGTACAACCGTTTGCAGGGGTTGGTATATGGTCAGCCTTTTATAGTCTTTTGTGCCGCCGGTTATCTCTTTGGGCTTCATTTGAAGCACACAAAGGTAAAGCAAGTCAGATTGATCGTATTTAAAATCAATTGCCATGTCGCTCGTTACCTCAAAAGGATAAGTACGGGCGTTTGTTTTTGCATTGTCGAAGTCCTTAAACTCCACCACCACAAAACAGTTGGGGTCGTAAATATTCCAGTACCTTAGTCTCTCGAAAGTGTACGGGAAAAGCCCTTTTGTTCCAAACTTATTCAAAAATTCGGTTTCAAACTTCTTTGCTTTTTCGCCTTTTTCGTCGCCCGGAAGGGTTACTTCTTTGATGTAGTTCGACCTTTCAACCTTAGCAAATGGCGTTTCCAGCATTGCCCCTAAACTTGCCTGAATGGGTGCGGTTATTTCCAAAGACTGCTTAAAAAGGTCTTCGCTTTCCCGGCGGGCAAAACGTTTGGTGTACTTCTTTAGGTTCACCCCTCCGAAGTAGGCTTTCAGTTCTTCCGAATAATCTTCGGCCCACTCATAACCATTGTGGTACGACGGTTCGCCTTTTACAGCGAGGTTAAGCAGGTGGTTAAGCGATTCCTGTATGGTCATTCTATTTTCTTTTTTGCCTTACTCAAAATTTCAATAATCTCATCTTTGAGAATCCCATAAACCAAGTTGATTGCGGCGTTTAGCGCAACACCTGACATTACGCCGATTGCAAAAATAATGGCCGTGTTTTTATCGCTCATTGTAGTAATTTCTCAAAATTCTTGAATACGCTTTGAAGTACAGTTGTAACAAGATACTCTAAAGCGTCGGACGTATGCCCGTATTTTTCGTAATTAACCCCGTTAACCCTTACTTCCTCTTTTAACTTACCTCCATTTGCGTCGGTCTTGACGTGCTGCAAGTCCTGGATAAGATTATAACAGTCCGCGTCCACCTCAATTTCAACCCCTGGAATTTTACCTTCAAAGATTGCACACAAAAATAACACTCTTTTTCGGATTTCCGGGTTACTTTTTTGCACCCGCATGGATTTGCTGCTGATTTTCGACCGTAAAACGTTCGCGGCAATCTCATAATCTGACTTTGCGGCCCTTGTGTCTCGTTTATTTCCGCTTGCATCGCCGTAAATATAAACCCCCTGCACTGTGGGCCAATCAATCAAAAAAGCCTCACACAACGATTGTGTCGTTGATCTGGGGTGTTTTAAACAGTACTCTTTGAGTATCTTAATTTTTAAGACTTGACCTGATTCTCTTTGTTCGTAAACGCACTGTGCAACTAACACGGTAATGTACGGCACCACGTTTTGGTCAAACGTGAGGTGCATTACCGGGATAGTGGGGTCGTATTGTAGTTTTCGGACGTGAAATAATTTTCTAAAACTCCAAAAAGCGCGCCCATCGGTATCCACCAACGCATCAAAGTCGCCGTCAATCATAGCGGCGTACATTCTCGAATCCATTTGCCCCCAAGCCGCCCACTGATCCTCCGTCACGAATGGATTGTCTTTTGGCGTTGCCGGAAGGTAGTAAAAGGGGCTTTCTAATTTACCCTCCCTGAACGGGTCGTAAAAAACCTGTCGGGGCCATTCCTGCGTCTGATTAAATGTAGTGAAGATTAAAGCGGGCGGCATGGGGTCTATGTACCAACTGCCTGTCCTTTCCATTGCTCTTTGCCAAAGTGTTTCACTTGCTTCTTCTGCCTGTTCAATAAAGATACCGTTTGTCTCCAACCCCAAAAAAGATTTCAGTTCGGGGTCGTGGCTTATGCTTTCAGAGGTAAAAAAGATACAACTTCCGTTTGGAAATTCTGCGTACCAATTGCCGGGGTCTTTGTGGACTTTTATATGGGGGGCCAACTTTTCAAACGATGGGACGGTAGTCTTTTTTAAGTCTGGCAAACTTGCCCTGACAACGTGCCATCTGCTTTTAGGGAATTTGTGAGCAAGTAGAATAAGAATGAAAAGCGTTACAAAAGTTTTTCCTCCACGAATAGCGCCGCCGTATGCAAAAAAGCGGTTAGGGCTTTTACCCGCAACCGCTAACATTACATCGTTGAAAAACCGCTTTTGTTTTTCATTCCTGGATAAGTCAATTAATGCCTTCAAATCTCAATTTCTGTGCCGTCGGGCAAAACATATTTCCCTTTGACGCCTTTGATTGTGTTTTCAACCTCTGACTTCTCAACGTAACCCCTATGCTTTGCGCGGGTCTTTAGAAAGAAGATAATACACGCCGGGTTGCCCGCTTTCATTTCTTTCATAAGATACCCCTCAACCGCATCTATTGTAGCCTCAATTATTTCGTCAACCTCCTGCGCAAACTGTTCATCTTCTGACTTCCATAGGTAAAAAGTACTTCGTGCGATTCCAGCCGCCTTACACGCCTCTGAAACGTTTCCCTGCGATTCAATCAACTTTTCAAGTACCGCCTTTTTTATAGTGTCCATTTTGTCCATTAATTCATTCCTGAATTTTTAACCCATCCAACAACCCAGCCCGATTTCTCACCTCAGCAAAGAACCTGTCTATTTTAGTCTTTTGCTTTTCGGTTGGGGCTTTGTCTCTCAAAATATCGAATAGCCTGTGGATGTGTAGTTTAATGTTGTGTTCCGTTGGTTCGGGTTCTTCAAAGGTTAAAAAATGGAAACTGCCCTTTTCAAAGACGTTCCACAACTTAATAAAGAACTCGTTACCGTCGTACGATATTTGGATGTTTGGCCTCATTCTTTTGGGTATTTAGGGCGATATGCCCAAGCGTCTATGTGCTGTATTGTGGTTGCCTGATTATCAAAAAAAGAGTTTGCATCTGTATTGAAAAATCCCGTTACAATATCCCCGTCATGTGCGATAAGTAGGTCGGCCAATCCCAGAGATAATTCTAATACGTTTTGAGGTTCCGGCAACCTTTCCGTTGTATTCCACGTAATGGTCTGCATTAATTCATATGTGTCGTTCATAATTTAACCGCGTTACCCAAAAGTGATTTTTTGACGTTCTTCAATGTTCTTATCATTGCATCAACGGATTCCACTTTGTCGAATTTAAGCAGAACCTTAATCCCTTCAATGTCGTCTGTGGTTGTTGTGCCGGGCTTATAATCTTTCTTTGTGCCTATCGGCGTTGGCGATTGCTGCCCCAGGTAGATAAGGTTGTACGTTGATTCATCTGGCATTTTTGATAAGGTAATGCCAATGTCTCCATAGCCAAACTCAACTACTTCAACTTGGTGGATTCCGATTTGTATTCTTTCTATTGGCATGATTCCGTTTTTTACTTCACAAAGATACACTATTTCAGTCTTTTGCTGCTGTTTTAGTGATGAAGGCAAATAACGCGCCGAAAAATAGGAATAGGTAAAGCATATTTTACGGTTTGAATCCGAATATTTTCGATAACACCTCCATATCTTCATTATGCCTTTGTGATACTTCCGGTTCCGTATATTCAGATTTCAGAACAACTACCTGTTTTTTGACTTGCTCCAAAAGAACAATCTTTGCCTCTTCGATTGATCGAGCCATTATTGAACACCGGCGCTTTTGGCCGAAAATCTCAAAGGTTATTTTGTATTCGCCTTTTGGTATCATATCGTTTCGGGTTCAACCGTTGGGCCTTCGTTCCATTCAAAATTCCCGGATTTCTGTGAACTTAGCGCTTTCCATGCTTCGGAAGCGTCGCACCATTCGGTAACAGATTCTTTTTGGATGTTAAGAGTTTCTGGGCTGCCTAAATCGGTGTAAAGGAACACTATCAAATGCTTTTTTACTACGCCTTGCCTTATCGCGCCGGTTCCCGGGTGCTTAAAAATGATCTGTTGCCCTTCCCTTAATTTTGACATAGTTGTAAAGTTTGTTCTATCTGAAAAATTGTGAGGTTCGCCCGGTTTTTAGGCCGTTTCGTTGGTCTGATTATCGGGTAGGATAGTTTCACTGTCGTTCCTTTCTACGATTGTTGCATAGTATGTTATGTTTGTTTCGGCTTCTATGCTTGCAAGGTACGAAGCGTGTATTGAATCCTCAACTATCAGGCCGTTTTGGTAGACATCTTCGCAGTGTGCGCAATTTTGGCCTTTGTTAGCCTTGCACTCGTTTCGGAGTCTGAATACCCTTTTCCCGATATGGTCGATGAAAAATTGTATGCGGTTCATTTTATGCGCTCAATTTGCAAACTATCCCGAATGTGTTTTCTGTGTTGCTCATTTTGCTGGAGAACCTTAATCTGTTTCAGAGTTTCCCGCGTTTGCTCGTTGTACTTATGGGTTCTGTACAAATTAAACCCTATTACGCACAACAGGATAATTTGTATCAATAGAAGTATTTTTTTCATTTCTGTTTTATTTTATCCCTCAAAACCGCCGCAAGTTCGTAATCTTCCGATTCGATTGCCCGGCGTAGTTGAGACTGTAAAGAGTTATCCGGCTTTTCAAAAGCGCAGCCGATGGTGAATGTTATTGCTCCCATTATTTGCAGCCACATTGCCAGGCGTTCCATTTCCTCCCTTTCTCTTTGTAGCCGCTTTCTTTTGCGGCGAAGGAAATAGAGTTTGATTTGTCGGTATAGGTTCATAGGTTCGGAAAGTTAAGGTTTGCAAATTCGCCAAATAACTCTTTGGCCTTTTGATCGTATGCGCGGGCGGCAAGTTCGGAAGTTAGGAATACCCCTATATGCGCTTTCTTGTCGTTTAGGTATATTCGAGCGCCAAACTTGCCGTTATGAGTTTTATACACCCCTTTGTGTTTTTGGGTAGAACTTGTTTTCTTTTTGGCGTTTTGGCTGTTTTGTGTTCGGGTGCAAATTCTTAAGTTTTCGCGCCTGTTGTCTAATCCGTCTCCAAATCTGTGGTCTACATCCATCCCGTCGGGTGGGTTCATTATCTGCCGGTGCATATAGATACACTTTTGCTTCGGGCCTTCCGGGGTGTTTGCTTTCTCAAATCTGCGAACATAAAAGCGTTTCCCATTTCTTGAAAGTAGCCACCTGTATTGTATCAGGTCATCATAGTCAGCGGCGGCTACAATTGTAAAGCCGCCGTTGGCAAGTGGGATGAGTTTCATTATAGTCTTATAATTGGCTGAAACCGAATGCCTGTTGCTGTCATTTCTATTTCAAGTGGCTGTTCTTCAAGAGATAAAAGAATATCCCTTAGCACCACCGCCCGCCTACCAGACAGCGAGCAACTAAACTCTTCGCAGTCCATAAAAACCTCTATGCTGGCAATCTTTCTTACTGAGTCATCGTAAAGCGACAATGTACCATTTTTAGCATACATAGAACTCGGCAACCTATCCGCCATTGTCATTTGCAGCGCTAAAGCCTTTGAACTTACTACAATTTTTGACATAATCTTAAAAAACAAAAGCGACGCTCAAAATCCTTACATGGTCAGATGCAAGGCTCAAGCGCCGCAGTTTCTTGTTACCTACCTGACCGTAGGATGAAACAAATATAGTTACTTTATTGCATTTTCTTGCGCTATCAACTCCTTTATTTTTTGATAGGCAACCTTTTTTTTGTATTCAGGCTTTGCCGTGAAAATTCCTGACCTGCTGAATTGACCTGTATTTGTGCCGGAACTTCCATCGGGGCCGGTGAAAACGTAGGCGGCTTTTACCCCTGCTGCTTTGTAAGCCTTAAAAGTCCGAACGATTATTTCCGCTTGCACATCTTCGGAAGTCATTCCGTTTCGGGGTGCTGCGTACATCTGTGAGGGTTGCTTTGTGTCGGCTCCAAACTCAGTCACATATACCTCTTTGCCCCATGACTTAGCAAGTGCGACGACTTCATAAATCGCTGCAAAGTTTCCGTCCTCTTCCGGGTAACACGCCCCATCTTGTGACCAATCGGGCTTAATTGTTCCGGGCTTATTTTTGAAGTTAGAGTAATGGTGAACATTAATAACATCGGCGGCAAACTTCTTGTCGGGTCGGTTTTTCACAAACCAATCATACATTCGTTTAAGGTACCACGGATTAAAGTCCGTTTCTCCGCCCATTACTACCCTGATATTTGGGTCGGCTTTTTTAGCCGCGTCGTAAACCTTTGACAACATTGCCGCGTGTTCTTCGGCTGTCATATACTTTGGTGAATCAAAACCTTCAAACCAATGCCCCCACTCATTCCCGATTTCGATTTCTTCCATCAAGCCAAGCCCGATTTCGATTTGGTTGATCGGTTGGTTAGGGTACTGCTGCCTTTGGTCAACCCGCATCAAATTACGATCTACGTTTTTATTATGCCCGTAAGTAGCAACGATCTGGAAAATAAAGTCTGCGTACTCCCTGTAAGAATCAGGATTTAATCGGTCGCGGCCTTCGGGTATTGGCGGGTAATCATTCCCCCCGGTTCCGTTCCCGGTTGGGCGTAGCCATTCTGGACACTGATTGAAGCAAAACAAGGTTTTAACACCCGCCGCTTTCGCTTTTGTGAGATAGTCTTTGATGCCGCTACATTCGGGTGTCCATGCTTGACGCATCGGCTGGCTGTAAAGCGCTATACCTTCTGAAGTCATTGAGGAAAACCAATGCCAGGGTGCGTAAAGTCGGACGTGTTTTATCCCTATGTCTGTGTAAAGATTTAGCGGCGTATATGGGAAACCGTTGCAGCCAATAGCAAACCCTTTGTTGTCAACCGGCGGCGGCGTTACCACCGTATCCGTAGGCGGGTTAACCCCTTTAAGATTTACAGTGACCGTGCTTACAATGTAAACAATATGGCTGCCATCGGGTAGGACAGAATCCCTTACCTCTATGGATGGTGCGCTTTGTTCGGAAACCTGCTTTTGATATACGTCCTGCTTTTTATTGCAGGAAAAGAGCAGGAAAATGGAGAGTATGGCGAGTAGTTGTTTCATGTTTCTTTTTAAAATCGGGGCGGCTGCCGGATACCCGCCTTTTGGCTGTCAATACCCGCAGCCCACCCCGAAATGATTTATTCAGCGTTGGCCGCCAAATTTAGTTTTTGACCGGCAACGATAAAATCCAAAGATTCATCGAAAAAGCGTTCGATCAAAGTTTCGTTTTCGCCGGTTACAATTCCTTTGACAGCCTCTTTGACTGCCAGGCTTTGATCTTCTGTCAGTTCTTTGAACGCCACGCCAAACTGTTTAGCGAGGTTCAAAACAGATTGAGCAACCGGCAAAGCGGATTCGTCTGTCAGTTGGTCGATCTCGACGGTGGTTTTTGCAAGTTTACCAAAAGCGGTGAGCGAGTTTTCAAACTCCAATTCAAGTGCGTCATTTGAAAAGTCAATCGTTTGTGCTGCCAGTGCGGCTAATTCTAATTCGAGCATTGTATTTGTGTTTATGTGAAAGTATAGACAAAAATACGAATATTAAGTGAGAGGGTGTGTTAAATTTCAATACGCTTTTCCGTGCATCCTTTCACGGGTTGCGTTGTACCTCATTTTCAATTCGATGTGTTTCAAAAGGTCGATTTCTTCGCGTTCGCAAAGTTGAATGATGAGGGCAAGCGCTGAATGAATATTGTCTTTTGATTTTGCACTGTCCCAAATATCATTCGTAAGAGCGTATTCACCCGCTCTTTGAATTTCACCGCAAATCTGGAAAAGGTTGGCTCCAAAATTTTCAGAATCCAAAGAAATTAAAGTAGTCGAAAGTAGCGCCGGTTTGATTTCAATTTCTTGCG